CGCTTTGCCAATTCGTAAGCCTACTGACAATAACACGCAGCATGGCGTTGTGTTCAACCCTCCTCGGTTCAATCAGTTTGGCGTCGGCAAAGATGGAACTTCCATCCAGAGCCGTGCGTTCAAGAACAAGATGACTATTGAAAAGCCGGGCGGCACTAAGAAGGTGATCTAATCATGGCTCATCCATATAAACCAAAATCTTTTTTGCGCAACAGTTCTAAGCCAAAGCGCAACGGCAAGCGTTAAACAACTAGGGGATAGTATGTCACTCGAAGACGTAAGTTATGAAGCACGGGACGAACTGGCGAACTTAGCTCGCCGTTTGTCCGAATCACCAGAAACACGCGCAGACTTTTTGCGTTTGACTCGCAAGGTTCGCCCAGATGTGTCTATGCCAGAGCTAGACATTGAAGAGCGTACCAACTCGATGTTGCAAAGGTCAGAGCAGCGTGTTGCGTCCTTGGAAGCAAAACTCCAAGAACGTGATGCAATTGCAAATTTGGAAGCAAGGCGCAACAACCTTGTCACCAGCGGACTTGTAAAGAGTCGTGCTGATGTGTCAGAAGTTGAGAAGATCATGTTGGAAAAAGGTATCACTAATCACGAAGCTGCTGCTGAATACCATGCCTGGATGAAACAGGCAGCAATTCCAACTCCGAGTGGATACAATCCCAATCCAATGAAGCAGTTTGATTTGTCGGCATTCAAGAAGAATCCGGTACAAGCTGCTAGGGATGTAGCTGCTCAAGCAATGTCAGAATTTCGTCGTCCGGCAAGACCTATTGGTCTTTAAGGCGTAGTTGTAAACAGGGGATTTTTTAGGAACTTTTATGTCTATTGGCGGCGGTATCATCCCAAGCACTGGCACCAGCCAGTACACAGAACTCTCGTACATCACCCGGCGAGCGTTTATTCCTAAACTGGTTGTGCAACTGTACAACTCAACCCCCCTGTTGGCGGCTCTTCTGAGTAATTCTCAGCAAGCTTCTGGCGGTGTGTCATCTGTTACTGCACCTGTACAGGGATCGCAGATGATCACATCACAGTGGTCAGATTACTCCGGCTCGTTCGCTCAACCAAACGTTCAAGTTGGTGTGACCAATGCTGAATTTAATTTGAAGTTGATGATTGCTCCAGTGCCGTTCCTCGGCATGGAAGGTGCAGTTCAGCAGGACTACGCCATCATCCCCCTGATCGAAGCTCGAATGAATGACGCTACGAACAGCATGATGGATACGATGGCGACTGCGTTGTACAACAATACAACAAACACTCAGCAGTTCATTGGTCTTCCGGGCGCAGTCGATGACGGCACCACCCTTGCAACCTACGGTAACATCAACCGTACTACCAACACTTGGTGGAAATCGAAGTTGTACGCTGCTGGTTCGGTTAATCCGACCCGTCAGAACATGCTTCAGTACATTAGCGGTACGGTCAAGAATTCTGCTGAAGTTCCAACGTTTGGTGTTTGCGGATTTGGTACTTGGACTTTGCTTGCTCAAGACTTTGTTGGTCAAGAGTCCTACGTAATTACACCAGGAAAGGGTGTTGGCTTCGACAATGATGCTGACGGCCCACAGTCTGGTTTCCGCGCATTGATGGTTGCTGGTGTGCCAATCTATCCTGATCCATACTGTCCAGAAGGCACTGTGTACTTGCTGAACAGCAACTACCTATCGCTGTACATCCACGAAATGGGTTCGTTTGCTTTCACCGGCTTTGAATCTACTTTGTCCAACTTCCAAGTTGGCTACGTTGGTGCTGTCTTGACTATTGCCGAGCTTGTTGTTACGAAGCCAAAGGCGATGACTAAGATCACTGGCTACAACTCGCTCAGTATCTAAGGAGAACAGAAATGGCAATGAATTACATGGGTTCTGGCGTCCGCAGCGCCGTCTTTAACGCAGTTCCAATTAGCTTGAATTCTGGTCAGGTTTACACTGTTCCCTCAGGTCAATACGAAGTGTTGGTTGGGCCTTACACTTGTATCCAATGGTTTGATCCAGCATCGCAAATTTGGCGTAATATGGAAACGACTACTCAATCAGTTACTACTTTGTTGTCATCGGACGGTTCTAACTTCCGTCTTATCAACATCACAGGTACGGCTGTTGGTGCAGTGATTACAAATGCTGGTACGGGTTACACCAACGGCATTTATCTAAGTGGGCAACAGTTGGGTACTGCCGCTGCTCCTACTGTTACGTTTGCGGCTGGTGGCGGTGCGGTGTTGGCTCAAGGTAACATCATTGTTGGTGGCGCCATCAACACTACTGTTGTTGTTACGGCTGGTGGTTCTGGTTACACCCGCACTCCTATTTTGATTGTTAGCCCACCTCCTGCTGGTGGTGTTCCGGCAACTGCTTACGCCGTGTTGACTGCTGGTGTTATTTCCAGCGTTGTCGTTACTAACCAGGGTGCTGGTTATTTGTTTGCTCCGACAATCACTGTTGTTAACGGAACAGGCGACATTACTGGTACTGGCGGCGTGTTGACGGTCAATGCAACGCTTGCTGGCTCTGGTACTGTTACTGCTATCACGATGTCAAATAACGGTGGCGGTATGACTTCCGTCCCTGCAATCACGTTCTCTCCTGCTTCTTCCACTGCCGCTACCGCTGTGATGTGCTTTACCGCACTGACATTGACAGGCGCATCTGGTACTGGCAATACGGTTGGTACGTTCCCGCTGATTGCTCAATCTACTGTGACGGCTGGTTCAGCTACGTTGACAAACCCAGAAATTACTACTGGTGTGTTTGTTCCCCGTCCGGCTACCGGCATTGCAACGACTGCGGCAACTACTTACGCTACAGCAATTGCTGATGGCGGTTTGCATCAGACTGCTACACTTGCTCAAGGTATTGTTACCCTGGGTGGTGCCGCATTTGGTACAGCCGCGTACACGGCGGCAAGCACGGTTGGTGGCACTGTCGATCTGGTTTATCTGCAACCCGTCTAAGGAATCATCATGGCTTCATCCAGAGTAGCAAACAAGTTGCCGAGTCAATTCGGCAGCATCCTGTTGGCTTCAGCTATCGGGGTGAATCTGAATGCTGGTACAAACGTGGACTTGCAAATTACTTTGCCAGACACGCCAACCAAATTCCGGGTTCGCGCTATTGCCGTGACCAATGCGTCTATCAATCCGACTACGGCCCGTTACGCTATCTGGACAGCGGCAGGAGGCACTGGTACTAACATTGTCACCACTGTGACTCCTTCTATGGCATCTTCTGCCGTAGTGACGGACTTGTCGATTGCTTCTACTAATGCCATCACTGGTGTTGGTAATTTGTATTTGTATTTGACAACCCCTCAAGGCGCTGCCGCGACGGTTGATGTATACATCTACGCTGATATTTTGACTGCTTAACCATGTGGGTCACAAACAACAGTGAACATGATCTAGAAGATGGCTATGATGGCAGACGGTACAAGTTTGCCAAAGGTCAATCAATAGAAGTCCCTCCTGTTGTTTGCAACCATGTGTTTGGTTTTGGTGATGATAATAAAGAGCCGTATCTACGGCGACTTGGGTGGATGACACGTAGTACGGAATACGACAAGGCTTTAGCCCGGTTGCATTCTTTCTCGTTTTCCTCTGATCGACCCAAGCACAACGTCCACGTACTATCCCCCGTGGTTGACCCTGTGCCAGTCCCTGCGCCTCAAAAACGCAAGGCTGGTCTCGTTCAAATTGCCGCATAAATTATGAGGAAAGCATGGCAGCACTCTCTGACTACATCACGGAATGCCGCAGGATGCTCCATGACGCAAACGGCAATTTCTACACGGATGCAGAACTAATTGATTACATCAATCAAGGGCGGGCAAGGTTGGTCAGGGACACTGGTTGTCTCCGCACTTATCAAACATCGTCTGTTGCGTTTAACCAAGAAGTTCTTCTTACTTCTTCACTTCCTAGTGGCACAAGTACGCTTGACGTATTAACGTTCAACCTCATCTGGGGAAACACGCGCATTGCTTTGCAATACTTGCCGTGGACTGACTTCAATGCTCGGTTGCGCTACTACCAGAATTACACAGGTCGCCCTATCGCGTACTCTATGTACGGGCAGACCAGCATCTACCTTGGCCCAATCCCAGATCAAACGTATAGCGTTGAGTTAGACACTGTGATCTTGCCCGCGCCATTGACTGTCGCATCAGCTACAGAAGTTATTCCTGACCCGTATACAACGCCTGTAGCTTTCTACGCTTGCCACAAAGCCAAGTACAAAGAACAAGCATATGG